ATGCAATCGTGATTTAGGTAAAGGTGTTGAGAGATGGCGATTTAAGGGATCTGTACAGGGTCAACGAAAGATTATTGTTCCTTACATGAGTCCTATTGCCGCGATACAATGGTTAAAGATTAGAGCGACGACAAAGATTGGTTCACCTATATATCTCTACTCAAGTTTATATCAAGATGAATTGGTCATGTCTGACTTAGATAATCTTTTAAGCGAAGACGTTATCAACGGTGATATGCCATTTAGATACTCAAAGGCACTTCAGGCAAGCGATGATCCTAGACGTAACCTATATGAGATTATAGAATTTAACGAGACTGGGGGTGACAACTCACTATCATTATATGAATCTGGTGCTATCGGTTCACTCTATTCTAATCTGGACGCTGGTACAGGTAACTCGGTTGATGACCACATGACTATACGTGATATCATCGATGAGTTCTATACCAATGGACTTATATCGCCCGAATCAATTCAGTCAATTTACGATCCTACTTTACTTATTGATGGTAAATTGTCTGACGAATATAACTCAATGCATATACATCAAGTGACATCCTCAGGAACATACAATCAGTTTCCTAGTTATCATGACGAAACAACTTTACTTGACGGCAATAATGATATAGTCGAATCAAGATTAAAAGTGAAGAACAAGATTATACGTGCTATAATGAAAAAGAATATGCTAGACATAGGCATGAACGGAACATTCTTTTTTAGCGGATCAGTTGGTGTAGGAAATAAAGTTAGACTTCTTTTCTTGAGTAGTAATGCTGAAGGCGATAATAAAGATTTTGTGGAACAGATAGATATGAGAAAGTCTGGCGATTACTTCATTATAGCAATCAACCACAAATTAACGAGTGAGAAGAATATAACACAACTAAGACTATCTAAACTCGGCGAACTACCGGATGACTTTAAGTTATGAACATTCTAGCACCCATAAAGAAAGAGTTCTACGGCGATGACGCTCGGTGGTTCTTCGGCACAGTGATTAACGCACATCCACCAGCAGGACTTGAAGGTAGAGTTAAAGTACGTATCAACGGTGTACACAGTCCTAGTACTGGTGACATTCCTGAGAAAGATTTGCCTTGGGCACAGATACTCATACCGACTACTGAAGGCGGTGCATCTGGCATTGGACGCATTCCCCAAATCGTACAAGGATCATTCGTGTTCGGTATGTTCATGGATGGTACAACTTCTCAGTTGCCACTTATCATGGGCACATTACCTCGTACAGAATATCCCTCTGCTGTACAGACAGGACGTAGAAACCCCGACGAGAATGCTGTTGACTACACTAAGCGAAGATTACAAAATGTGGTGACACAGAAGTTTAAAGATGATACAATAGAGAAAGCAAGAGTTCCTTTACGTAGACAACAGAGTATGAAGTTCTTTATTGATAACGGTTATGATATAATTCATGCCGCTGCAATTACGGGCGCACTTCAAGGACAGTCTCAGTTTGAAATATATGAAAAATTCTTCTTAGAATCATTTCGTACTCCTAAGTTGGGAATTGCTGGTTGGAAAAAGGTTAGATCAATAGGTAGTCGATATAACAATCTATTGAATTTCGCGGCACAGTTCTCGCCTAGTTCTGATTGGAAGTCTTTCTCTCTGCAACTTCAGTTTGTTCTATATGAATTGAGAACACAATTCGCACAAGAGAACAGTCGATTGATAGCAACAGTAAATATTAAGGATGCAAGTGAAGTGGTGAACAGATACTATCTCAAGAATACTAATACAACTAACAGACTTGCACAACAAGCATATGATGAGGTAATGGTCTAATGTCTAACAGTGATATTCTCAAGGAGAAGGTAGCGAATGCACAGAGTTCTGTTGATACAACGCCTATCACCAATGCAGGTAAAGATGCAGTAAACAACTTAAAGAATCAAGTAGAAACAACTACAGGACAGATAGCGGGTCAAGTAGAAGGTGGTATTCAATCACTGACATCTAAGGTTGATAAGTTTCAGGACAAGTTGAACACAACAACTGTCGAAGGACTAGTTGATGATGGTATTGCTAGTCTCGAAGGAATGGCAACCGATGCTGTGGGTAAACTTGCAACAGACTTTCTAGGAAAGTTCGGTTCATCTGTTAAAGTAACATTCACAGAACCAGATTCTGCGGGTATGGTATATCCTCTGGCAGCATCTCTTGTTCCTCAAGGTGGAATAAGTCCTACTGTCGCATCTATAATAGCATTGATTACTGGTCTAGGAATTGATACTGGTAGTCTACAGAAAGCAGTAGTCGATGGCAGTCCTAAAGGTCTCTTGGCCGCAAGCGAAGGATTAGTCGGTCAGATTGGTGCTTTCAGTGGTGCTGAAGCAATCGCAAAACTAACAGAAACCGCTGTCAACTCAGTAACCGATGTACTCAAAGACGCGACAACTGGTGTATTAAGTCAAGTTTTAGATGCTGGTGATAATGTTCTTAATAGTATCAACAAGAACTTATCGTTTCCAAGTGGTTGGGATTCGAACGGCGAAGCAACTGCATACACTACTGTTACAGGAGCAATGGAAAATAACGACAGTGCATTCAATCAATCCATGGCACAGTTATCTGGTTCGATAACAGACTTGAGAGCAACAGTAACTAGCGCACAAGAGATTAAAGCAAACAAAGCAGGCGAAATATCTGATCTAGCAAATCTATCTGGCGGTAAAGACGGAAAGACTGTTCAAGCAGATGTTGATAAAGGTGCTGAATATAGATCACTGTACGACAAGAAAGGTAGTGAGTATCGTACTCTTGTTAAAACAAAGATTGCAAATGACTCTAAGCGTGGTGTCATTCAAGGACTCAATCAAGAGACACTGAAGAATATCAACAAAGAGTTCTATGAGTTTACATTTCCTAGAAGCATGTCAAAAGAAGAGATTACTGAAATCGTTGATCTATGTCAGGGAGATGCTGCCGAGTTCTCTGATGCTGTTCGAAGAATGTTTGAGATAACAGGTAAAGAACACGCACCGATTAAAACTTTTCTGAAGACTATTGATACGACTATCTTTAGTGCAACTGCTCCTATATTATCAGATAAAGTATTTGGTACTCCTTATGTTATAGGATCATTCAGAGAGTCATGGAAACAGGGAGCAGGTGATCCGTCATTCCCTTACATATCATCTCGTGAAGAACTTCAAGCAGAGTTGAAAAACCTTAGTCGAGAAGTTACTGAGGTTGTTACTCATTGGACAGAGACTCACACGAACAAGAATATCGGGTCAGAAGAGATTAATAAATATCACATCAGCGCAGGTCTAGATGGTATCGGTTATCATTATGTTATCAGAAGAGATGGTTCATTGCAACGAGGACGTCCACTTAATATAGAAGGACAACATTCGCCTCTCAATGGTCATGATAAACGTAGTATAGGAATAGTATTTGTCGGTGGTATTAACGTACCGAGTGAAACGCCCAACAGCGAAAACTTTCTATCTGCTCAGTCATTGACCAGAAGTCAAATCAATACATTCGACCACTTCTGTCGTGCAACATATAATATATTACCTGGCGCACAGATTGTAGGACACAGTAACATTGACGAAGATGAGTTTGATCCGGGGTTCGATGTTATCAGTTATGTTAGAGCAAACTTCGGTAAGAAGAGTATGTTCCAAACTCCTCTCATTGACAGACCCTTTACAATAGAAGAGTTATTAACAAATGACAAATAAAGTAGACGATCTCAACTCACGACAGTTTCGAACTGCAATGGGCATCGGCGCAGAAGTGACCGAGGGTGTTCCTAAAGATGGGTTTGCGGATGCGTCTGGTGAATATCCTAATAAAGAATACTTCTTCGGTAATAGTATAAACAAAGCGGCGAAGGGCGAAGAGATAAACAATCTTGATTTGGGCGGTGGTGACTTCGGAGTATCAATTAATATTCCATCACAGAAACCATCACAGTTTCCATATAATCAAGTACAACAAACACAGTCTGGTCATTCTATAGAAGTAGATGACACTCCTGGTGGGGAACGTATTCTTCTCAAGCATAGAACAGGTGCTGGTGTAGAAGTACGTGCTGACGGTACTGTTCTGATAGTCTCGAAGAATCAGAAGATTGAAGTTACTGGCGGTGATCATACAACTATTATTGAGGGAGAAGGTAATCTCGTTTATAAAGGCAATCTTAATCTTACAGTGTCTGGCGACTATAATGTTGATGTTGGAGGTAATTACAACGTCAATGTTGCAGGAGATAAAAAGGAAGAAATTAAAGGAAGACACACAAAAACTGTGAACAAAGACCAGAACTATACTATACGCGGGTCGCGTGGTAGTCAAGTAGTTGGCATGAACACAGAAACAATACTCGGTGATAACAATGTTATTGTCGCAGGTAAACAACAGAACTTAGTACAAGGCAATATAGAAATACTAACAGGCGCCTCACTAATTACGACTGCTGTTAATGAGTGGGTTGCGGCGGCATCGACTGCTAATGTAACAGCACGACACGTTAGTATAATTGGTCACAAAGGAACTATCGGTGGACCACTTGTCGATTACTACGGTAAAACATATGGCGGTATGCCAGGTGGTTTGACTAATCTGTCAACATTCTACGGCACACTTGTAGGTAAAGCATCCGAATCAATTCATGCTGACTATGCTATACTGTCATCTATATCCGAATTTGCTAAAGGTGCGGCAACTGCAATCATTGCTAAGAAAGAAGCGCCATGTACAGTATCGCCACCAAAACCAAAACCAGGTGTCATGCCCTTCATACCAGTACCTCCTACTGCGCCTCTGCCAAACCCTGCTATCATTGAGTCACAGTTAGCAACAAGTAATTACGGTATCAGAAACATTGTGGTTGATGCAAAACTAGCAGAGAAGATAAGCAAGTCAGATGACTATAAAGGTTTATTCAACTTTGATCCTACGATTCATGAGATTCGTTCTAAGATGAGAGATCCTGCTAACTTTGATAATGGTGGGTTCACGAGTTATCTAGTGAGTGAAGGCAAACTAAACCCGGACTTTAAGAAGAACATTCCTCGAAACATTGGACGATCTGCATCTAAGAAAGGAACTATTAGATTCGGCATAAACACTCTCGGCAACAACCCTGCTGACACTAGAAGCAAGCGATTTAAGGTAAATACGAAATGAAGTTATTGGTAGATCCACAATATAATCCAGAGTTTGAAACGTCTATCACATCAGCAACTAAACTTGGTGCAGGTATAACACTTGCTAAGTTTCTGGGTGCTAAAGGATCACGTACACAGTTAGAGAAACTATATGCTGACGGTTTCTTTGGTGCACCTGATACAGCACAGATTGCTAGAAACTTAGTTCTTCATGCGCAGGCAATACAAACCGTAACAGGCAATTCATTCTTTTCTAAACATAGACTAGTAGTGAGTGAAGGGATATATGAACCTAATCCTAAGTTTGTTATACAAGAGACTAAAGTAAACGACGAAGCGGCAGCAAAGAAACTCGCAGAGAATAATAAAGGTTCTTACGGTAAAGGTCCTGATGGATGGTTAGCAAGAATACCAGTATACACTGGCGAGAAACCAACGTCAAATAGTATTAATGACTTACGAAGAACTGGACGCACAGTAGTATATCAACTAATCGATCAACAAGGTAAGACTGATCCTAGAGTGTCGTTTGATCTAGCAGTGTTCTGGAAAGATTATGTGAACTATGATAAGTTGACACTTGACTATGATACGTTTGATCCGAATGGCGATCTCACTTGCTCTATTATATTAGAGATGCCAAAAGTTGGTGCTGATTATGATGTAAGTTACAAGTATAATCTTGAAACGACTTATAATGGTGAACTTCAGTCGAAAGATGAGTTATTAGAGATACTTCCTGAAGAAGAATATAATTGATTTATCTCTTAAAAATAACATATAAATAAAAGAAAAAGGATTGTAGTAGCATGGCGAAGATTTTTTCAGCAGAGGATGGTAATCTCAGTACGAGTGTAAGAGTCGTGCGCGACCGTCTGTACTCTGATTTTGATCTGACGTTTGAGGCGAATACTACTAGTGGTGGTGATGTATATGGCAAGACGGATGCTGCCTCAGTAAAGCAAGCAATCAAAACACTACTACTAACGAATCGTTTTGAGAAACCTTATAGACCTCAGTTTGGTGCAGACTTAGGTGGTCTACTCTTCAATCTTGCTGATGCTGATACTGGCGAAGAAATATCATCTGCTATCAAATCAGCAATAGAAAGATATGAACCACGAGTAGCAATAACACGACTACAAGTCTCCGCAACACCAGACTACAATAGTATCGATGTAGTGGTCGAATTTCGTGTAATAAATACGAATCAAGTTGATACATTAAGATTAGCAGTAGGCGGACAGACAGCAGGTCCTGCATTACCTATCGAATTGCCAGTTACACCTGATCAAATTATTGATCGAGTTATACTATCAGAGAGAGAAGGTATAGTTACTCTACGAACATTGACAGAAGCAGGCGCATTCTTAATTAGAGATATCGGCAAGTCTGTTGACGGTGCAATATTAACACAAGACGGTGATGAAATTTCGTTCTCTGATAATTCAGGTAACGTATTAATCATCACTGAAGGATTATAATAAGAGGATAACCAGTAATGGCAACAACTATTAAATCTACGGATTTAGATTTTGATGCAATCAAGAATAGTCTTAAAACACATTTGATACGCTCGGGTGAGTTTAATGATTATAACTTCGAAGGATCAGCACTGTCTAGTCTACTAGATGTGTTGGCATACAACACACATCAAAATTCACTGGTCGCTAACTACGCTTTGAATGAATCCTTTTTGAGTACTGCGCAGATGCGTTCCTCATTAGTTGGACTAGCAGGCGGTTTGGGTTACACTGTCAATTCAAGAACTGCGGCATATGCTGTAGTGAATCTTTGGATAGAAGACACCGAAAATCCATCTAGTGTTACGATGCCCGCAGGTTTTAAGTTCACTACCACTGTTGACAATCTAACGTACACTTTCCAGACTCGCGATACATTGACAGCAACAAACAATGGTAGCAATCTATATTACTTTACTGCGAACTCTAACATCAATGTTCCTATATACGAAGGTACTCCTAAGAGCAAGAACTTTATTGCAGGTGAAACTGCCTCAACAGATTCGTTCGTTATTCCTGTAACCAATATTGATATCGCAACTATCAAAGTTACTGTATTCGAAGATCCTTCGCATCTTGTCGGAACCGTTTATACTAACATTAGTGACGCAACAACTATTGATGTGAACTCCGCAATATTCGTAGCAAAAGAAACGCCGAATGGTTTCTACGAAGTGTCGTTTGGTAACGGTGTTCGATTTACTAACACTACTCCTAAAGCGGGTAACAGAATACTAGTTGAATATACTACAGTTGCAGGTCCTTCAGCAAATGGTGCTAGAGTATTTACTGCCGAAAGTACTGTGGGCGGTAAGACATTAAACATCACTAGCGGAACTGCTGGCGGTGGTAATGAAAAAGAAAGCATCGAATCTATTCGTAAGAATGCTCCTTATCTCTATGCATCACAGAATAGAATGGTTACTGCCGAAGACTATGCGGCACTAACACTACGTAATTTCAAGAGTGTTATCAGCGACATTAAAGCATGGGGCGGACAAGACAATGTTCCACCTAGTTACGGTTCTGTATATCTTTCGGTTGACTTTACTACAGAAGATGCTACAGTGATTGCATCTACTAAAGAATCAATTAAGAAACTTGCTAAAGATTTGTCTGTTGCATCGTTTGAACTTCAGTTCACAGATCCAGTTAATACTTTCTTAG